CTGATCGTGACCGCCGGCGTTGACGTGCAGCACGATCGGTTCGAGGTTACTTTCCTTGGGTGGTCAGATGCCGGGGCGATATACGCGCTGGGGCACGAAGTGCTTTACGGTGATGTGGTCGCTGGCGACGACACATGGGGCGATCTGGACAAGCTTCTTGGTCGGACGTTCCCACATGCCTTGGGCGGTCGCGTGAAGATAGATGCTGTCGCGGTTGATGCCGGCGACGGTGCGACGGCAAAGGCGGTTCTGGATTTCTGCCGGGCGCGGACGCGACGGCGGGTGATGGCGATCAAGGGCGAGGATGGCTTTCGCCGGCATCCTATGGAGCGGTCGCGCGGGAAGGAAAAGTCACTCTGGCTGGCTGGCGTGGACACGCTCAAGGGGACGCTTTTTGCGCGGTTGCAGGCGCTTGGCGGCGATGTGGCGCAAGCCCCGGTGCGGTTTTCAAACGATCTGCCGCCGGTGTGGTTTGAGCAGATGGTCAGCGAGCGGCTGATTTCGACGCATTTGCGCGGGATTCCGGTGCGCCGGTTCGAGCGAGTGCCGGGCAGACGGGCCGA